TTACGAATCAGCGACATTATTAATTTAAGAGTCAAGGATGTTCAAGGATGGTACATCAAAACCAAAGAACTTAAAACAGGAAAACCTTTAAAACGAAAGATGACTCCAGTATTAAAAAAAGAATTACGAGAGTATGTGAAAGGCAAACCATTACATCATTATCTGTTCCAAAGCCGAAACGGGAAGAATCAACACATCAGTAGATGCACTGCATATTTAATCATTAAGATTGCAGCAGACGAATGCGGAATCGATAACGTGGGAACTCATACAATGAGAAAAACATTTGGCTATCATCAGTATAAAAAGAATAAAGATGTAGCTACTTTGATGGAATTGTTTAACCATTCAAGTCCTGCGATTACTTTAAAATATATTGGCATTCGACAAGATCAACAAGATAAAGTAATGACTAATTTCGGTTTATAACATCCAATTAAACATAATGAGAAAAGTGTTAGTTCATTTTTAAGAGTTTGAAGAAAGCTTATTACATCAAGTAAAAAATGAGAATCGCGAACTAAACAGAATATAAGATATGTTTAGTTCAACGGGAATAATTCCGAAGAGAGGAGCAAGAGATGGCTAGAAAAACATTGAATACGTCTCGATGGAAAAGACTGAGAAATTTTGTAATGGCTCGAGATGGATATCGATGTCAAGAGTCGTTGAGATTTGGAAAGTCTGTTCCGGCTGAAATGGTTCATCACATATATCCTGTAAGAGAATATCCGGAATTAGAATTCGTAGCTTGGAATCTTGTAGCACTATCGAACATCCAACACAATAAGATGCATAATCGTACTACGGACGAAATCACGAAAAAAGGAAAAGAGTGGCAAAAGAGAAAAAAACGAGAATTCGAAAAATTTTATTCATCCCCGCCACCTCTTCGATAAGAATTTTTCCGACCTTGGAAACCGAGGAAAGGAACTTTTTCCAACCGCGCGGTAAATTTGAAAAAAGGGGATAAAATCTAGGCTATATCGGGAAGGAGGACGACTTTTGGCAAGGCCTATTACAAAACTAACAATGAAAAAAGCCACTGTAAAACAGATGAAAAGTCTTGGAACGTACAGGAAGGAATATGAGTCGTTGATAGACATCTATGCAGGCTTGTTATTTCAGTACACGAAGTACGAACAGGAACATGCTGAGCGTGATTATGAAGTGGCTGAAATTTATATAAATAAAGCAGGAGCGGAAAACTACAGGAAGATTCCACTGGTCAATGTGATGGAAACGTTAAGACGTGATATTTTAACATACTCAGACAGGCTCATGCTTAATCCAAAGTCGCTTGGAGAAATTATTGCTCAAGACACTGATTCGTCCATTATTGATATCATGAACAAACTTGGTGGTAAGCGATGAATCCATATGTTCAGAGAGCTATCAACTATGCGAACGATGTTATTGATGGAAAAATAGATTCCTGCGATGAAAAGATACTTGAAGCTAAACGATTTTTAAGAGATTTAGAAAGTCCGAAATTTTATCTAAATGAGGAAGCAATTAACATTGCTGTTAACTTCATTGAGAATGTGATAGTTCACTATCAAGGTGAAGATGTTAGCGCGGTTAGTCTTCGTAACAAACCAATGCAATTACAAGAATGGCAAATGTTTATTGTAGTAAATCTGCTAGGATTCTATAAGACGGGCACTATAGAGACTAGATTTAAAGAGTCTTTAGTCTTTATTCCACGTAAACAAGGGAAGACAGCTTTCACTGCCTCGCTTGCTCTATGTAGATCACTAATGGAACGTAAGAGTTCGTCTAAGTGCTACATTGTAGCGGCTGGAATTAGGCAGTCATTAGAAGCGTTTGGATTTATGCGATTTAATGTAGACCGTTGGCATGATAAACATATCAGCATTAAAGATAATAATTCAGAGCATTCCATTACTGGTGAATTTGGTAAGGAAGGCTCTTTTTTTGTACAAGCGCTGGCTAATGATGAATCTAGATTAGATGCGTTGAATGGAAACTTCATTATATTAGATGAGGCACACACAATGCGTAACTCTAAGAAGTACGGAAAAATGAAAAAACATTAAGTGCTTATCGTAATAAGTTGTTATTCATTATTAGTACAGCAGGAGATATTCCAAATGGATTCTTAGCTAATCGCTTGAAGTACTGCAAGAAAGTTCTTGAGCAAAGTATTGAGAATGATGAGTTATTTATTTTTATTTGCAAAGCGAATGAAGATAAAGACGGAATGCCAATTGATTACATTTCAGATAAAACGTTAAGAATGGCTAATCCGTCATGTGGGGTGACAGTGACAATCGAAGAGTTAAGAGCTGAAGCTTTGATGGCACTTAACGATCCACAAACTCGAATGGAATTCTTTAATACAACATTGAATGTGTTTACTAATTCGATGAATACTTACTTTAACGTTGATGAATTCATTGCCAGTGATGAGCAATACAATTGGACTATTGAAGAACTTGCTAAACTTCCAATTAAATGGTATGGCGGTGCTGACCTTTCTAAAATGCACGACTTGACAGCTGCCTCGTTAGTTGGAGAGTACGAACACGAAGGAAAGAAAATAGATATAACAGTAACCCATGCATTCTTTCCTATTGCTGCTGCTAAAGAAAAAGCAGAAGATGATGGCATCCCATTGTTCGGATGGAAAGACGATGGCTGGTTGACAATGAGCAATACAAAAACGGTCTTATATGACGATGTAGTGAAGTGGTTCATCAAAATGAGACAGCTAGGATTTAATATTCGAAGTGTTGGGTTTGATAGGAAATTCGGACGTGAGTTTTTTATGAAGATGAAACAAAATAAATTCAGAATCAAAGACCAACCACAATATTTCTGGAAGAAGTCTGAAGGCTTTAGACGGATTGAAAGGAAAGTTAAAAATAAAGAATTCTACTATGTGCATAGTGAAGCATTTGAATATTGCGTAGGGAATGTTCGAGCAATTGAAAAAACGGATGATATGATCCAATACGAAAAGGTAGACGGTGATGGCGGAACACAGCGTATTGATATTTTTGATGCAACTGTGTTCGCAACTGTTCAAATGCTAGAAGAAAAGGACAATAACAATTCTGAAAAAGCTAAAAGCTTTTTTGGGCTGAAAGGAGAATAAAATGGGATTCTTAAACTTTTTAAAGAAAAGAGAAAAGAAGACTGAAATACGATATGTAACACTTACTCAAATGGAGGATTTACTATTCTTTGACAATTCGTATATTCCATTGAATAAGCATCCAGATGTGTTGATAGCAGTCGATAAAATCGCTGATTTGGTATCGAATATGACAATCCAATTGATGGAGAACACGGGAAATGGAGACGTACGAATAAAAAATAAACTAGCAAGAAAAATCGATATAGAACCATATCGTTATATGACTAGAAAAAATTGGATTTATAAAATCGTGAAAGATTTGTTGCTTGATGGAGATGGAAATTCTGTAGTACATGTTGGAACAATCCAAGATACAGAATTAATCGGGGAATTAATGCCGTTAAATATGAGAAGTGTACGCTTTGTTGACAATCCAAATGATGACGGATATCAAATCGAATACGGCAGCGTAACTTTATCGCCTGACGAAGTAATACATTTCGCAATGAACCCTAATCCAATCCGACCACATATCGGTACAGGTTATAGAATCACGTTAAGAGATATAGCAGACAATCTAACCCAGGCTACTAAAACAAAAAAGAGTTTTATGCGGAATAAAAATATTCCTAGCCTTGTAGTTAGTGTAAACGGGGATACAGAGGAGTTAACGACAGAAGAAGGTAAAATAGCAATAAAAAATAGCTACTTAAGTAGCGCACAAGCTGGCGATCCGTGGATAATTCCTGCAGAAATGATGAAGATAGATCAGGTGAAACCACTGACTTTAAAAGATATTGCAATCAACGAATCAGTAGAAATTGATAAGAAAACAATAGCTGGACTCATTGGAGTACCAGCTTTTTTCTTGGGCGTAGATAAGTTTGACAAAGAAGAATACAACAACTTTGTCAACACAAGAATTCTGTCAATATCTTTAATCATCTCTCAAACACTCACTAGAGATTTAATAACAAGTGAAAATAAATGTTTCCGTTTAAATCCTAGGTCACTTTACTCGTATAACATTACCGAATTAGTTAGTGCCGGAACACAAATGGTACAAATTGCAGCTTTAAGAAGAAATGAGTTGCGAGATTGGGTCGGACTACCGCCTGACGAAGACATGAACGAAATTATCGTACTTGAAAACTATCTTCCACAAAAAGAATTAGGAAATCAAAAAAAATTGAAGGGTGGTGAGAATGATGATGAATAAAAGAGAAAGTTATCTTACTACAAACTTTAATGCACGTAGTGAAGAAGATGGAAGACTTATTCTCGAAGGATACTTTATCAAATATGGAGTAGAAACAGAACTATGGCCAGGCTTCTTTGAACTGATTGAAAAAAGTGCAGTAGATAAAGCGTTAGGAAACAAACCAGATGTTAGAGCGTTATTTAATCACGATTCAAACTTGTGTTTAGGAAGAACTGGAAACAAAACTCTTCAATTAAAGTCAGATAACATTGGGTTATTTGGTGTTATTGAAATTAATAGTTCAGATCCTGATGCTGTTGGTGCTCATGCAAGAGTCCAACGAAAAGACATCGACGGATGTAGTTTTGGTTTTTGGGAGAACGGATATGAAATTATCGAGCGAACTGACGGGACTATCTTAAAGAAAGTTACAGAAATGGAACTGCTTGAAGTAAGTCCATGTACATTCCCAGCTTACCCTCAAACAGAAATCGCAGCTAGACAGAAAAATTATGAAGATTACAAAAAGGAAGCATTAAATATTCGAAAAAATATTTTAAAGGAGAAATTAAAAAATGAAAAATAAAGGTTTAGTTATCAAAGCAAAAATTTCAATGAGAAATAAAAAAATGGATGACATTAATAAAGTGTTGGAAGGAATCAACGCACGTTCTGCAGAACTATTATCTGCTATCGAAGCTTCTGAAACAGAAGAGGATTTAACAGCGCTTGAATCGCAAGTAGAAGAAGTTCAACAAGAATTAGATCAAAAAAGTTCTGAAAAAGAAGCGTTAGAAATTGAAATTGAAGAATTAAACGAAGAATTAAGAACAATCGAAGGGAAAGAGTTAAGTATGAAAAAAAATCGAAACAAACAAACTAATGAGATTGCAGAAACTAGAGAATTATTGAACGAGTACATTCGAAGCAAAGGGCAAAAACGAGAAGGATTAACAACCGTAGATGGTGGAGCTCTGATTCCAAAAGAAGTACTAGAACCTCAAAAAACAAAAGTTCGAAGTGTAGATTTAAGCAAGTTAGTACGTGTCGTTCCTGTAACTACTGGTTCTGGGGAATACGCTGTTATTAGCAAATCAAAAAACAAAATGAAAAAAACTTCAGAGTTAGAAAAAAATCCGGATTTAGCAAAAACACCAATTAATAAAGTTAATTGGACGGTAGATACTTATCGTGGAGAATTATCAGTATCTAAAGAAATGATTGATGACGCTAATTACAACATCATGGGATTAGTAGAAGAAGATGCTGTTAACCAAGAAGTTAATACTAAGAACTTTGAAATTGCGTCTATTTTGAAGAGTGCAACTGCTGTTAATGCTTCAGGATTTGACGGCCTTAAAGATGTAATTAATAAGAAAATTCCATCTGTTTACGACGTTTCTATTGTAGCTACAGATTCTATGTTTAGTGCTTTAGACAAAGTGAAAGACAAAGAAGGACGCTATATGTTGCAACCAGATCCAACATCTCCTACTGGATATAAATTTAAAAATAAAATTATTTATACTGTCCCAGATGATTTATTAGGAGCAGAAAACGACATGAAAGCATTCATTGGTGATGTATATGAATTTGTCGCTTTATTTGACCGTGAACAAACTACAGTTAAGTGGACACCTAATGAAATTTATGGAGAAAAACTAGGTTTATTCTCTCGTTTTGGTTTAACTAAGACAAATGAAGAAGCAGGAGCATTTGTAACGTATACAGATGCAGTATAGGAGGAATGAATAATGACATATGTAGTAATTAGAAGTTTTGCTGATATGACTGACTGTTCGGAAGAATTTCCGAACGGTCGTATTTATAACGTAGGAGATATTTTTCCTACTTCAGGAGTTACTAAAACAAGATTAAGAGAGTTGTCAACCTCAGATAATCGAGCAGGATTTCTATTCATCAAACTAGTTGAAGAAGGAGATGAAGAAAATGGAGCAACAGAAACAACAGGAGTCGAAGACGAAGGAGGAACTGAAGAAACAACTGATTCAACTGGAGAAAACACCGTTACTGGAGATACTGAAGGCTAAACTCGGAATCAGTGGAGAATTTAGAGATAAGTATTTAAAACACTTATTAAAATCAGTAATTGATGAACTTTCTAATCAGAAAGGAATCAAATTAAATTTAGAAAACTATCACCACATGGATTTCATAATCGATTATGCAGCATTTAGATATGATAATAGAGACAACAATATTATTATGCCAAAGCACTTACAATATCGATTACACAATCTCTTGTTGGAAAATTTAAGAGGGGAAAATAATGTGGGATAAAGAAATAACTTTAATAAAGAAAACAATTGATGCAACGGATGAATTGGGACAACCAATCATCCGTTTCTCTAAAAGAAAAGTATTAGCTACGGAGAAAAGCGTAACAAACAGTATGTTGTTTTATGGCGCTCAATTTGGCTATAAACCCGTGTTCGTGGTTCAAGTACGCTGGTTCGAATATGAGCAAGAATCATTTTTAGAATGTGAGGGCATTAAGTATGTTATTCGTAGAGCATTTAAACCCGAAACTGGAGAATTTACAGAGTTGCAATGCGAGGAATTAACTGGAGATAAATATGAGTTATGATCTTGAATCAGAAATTGCTAAAGCTTTAGTCAATTTTAACGAAGAAGTTTCCAAAGAAATTGGAGAAATCGTTGATGATTTAGCAGACAAGACGGTTTCAAAATTAAAAGGAGCATCTCCTAGACGTACTGGAGATTATGCCGATGATTGGGACAGTAAGCTCAACAAACGAGGAGAACGAGTAATTTATCAACCAAAAGAATATCGGATTGCTCACTTGTTAGAATTCGGTCACGCCCGAAGAAATGGAGGACGCAATGTTACAGCCAAGCCTCACATCAAGGAGATTGAAAACGAAGTAATCAAAGAATTCGAGACGGAAATTAGAAGGAGGTTAGGAAGCTAAATGATGACACTACAGGAACTATATATAGAACTCAAAAAACTTCAATTACCTGTTCAGTACTATATGTTTCAGGAGGGGCAAGCACCTAGTTTACCTTACATTATTTATTTTAATCCGTCAGAACAGCATGCAAACGCAGATAACTTAACACATATTGTTGCTAAAGATGTGATTATTGAAGTTTATTCAGAATTTAAAGATTTATCATTAGAAGATAAATTGAAAGAATTATTTAATCGAAACAAACTAACATATACATTCCAAGAAACTTATTTAAAAGAAGAACGAATGTATATGGTAGCATATCAAATTACACTATAAGGAGAGATTTATAAATGGGTGCAGAACAAACACAATCACCAACACAAACACCACAGGCAGAAAATAAAGTGACGTTCGGTTTAGAGAACGTTCATTGGAGTAAGCCGACTATTCAAGCTGGAGATGAAATTCAATATTCTAAACCTGAAAAAATGCCAGGTTCAGTTGAATTACAATTAGATCCACAAAGTACAGATATTAAATTAAAAGCAGATAATATCGACTACTATGTATCACAATCAAATGATGGATATACAGGAAAATTAGTTTTTTATAACGTATCAGAAGAATTTCTACAATATGCAGTCGGTGAAGAACAAGTCGATGAATTAATTGCCGAAAGAAGCAGCTCGCATGGCGAGCCTATTACGCTCTTATTCCAGATTGAAGGGGATAAACATGCGATTCGACATTGTTTAACACAAGTAGTTGTAAAACGACCAAAAGTAGGTTCAGCAACAAAAGATGGTAACAACTATAACAAAGTTGAACTAGAGTTTATCGCTAGTCCACGTCCAAATGACAAGGTTGTTAAATATAAAACTTCTAAGAAAACTACACCAGCAACTTATAAAGCATTCTTTGATTCAGTTAAAGCTAAGATCTAAAAGGAGATTTAGATGAAACAAACTATTACTATTAAAGGCCATCAAATTACTTTAGAAAGTAATGCCTTCACAACACTTTTATATAAAAAACAATTTAATAAAGATTATTTTAAAGAACTGCTACTTGTAGCAAAGGTATTTAATGGTCAACAAGCATTTTCTTTGGAAGATTTAACTGAAGAAAGTTTAGAAGCGTTTGATTCGGAGTTGTTCTATCGCTTATTCTGGATTTTTGCTATGACTGCAAATCCATCAATTCCAGATTTTTTAGATTTTTATAGAGAACACTCTTATTTAGAACTTAAAGACATTATGCAAAATGTCGGAACAATGTTGGAAGCATCTTTAGTTACTAAAAAAAAACAGACACAAGTGAAGAAGCGAGTGAAGAAGTATTCACGGTAGAATCGTTTTTACTATGCTGCAAAGAGAGTGGGTTATCTATTGAAGAGTTAAAACACTTAACAGTTGGAGGAGCTTTAGATTTTCAGACGGATTATGTTGAATTACATACTCAAAATAAATCTGAACAAGGTGTTTCCAAAAGAGCGACTCAAAGTGATATGGATAACTTTTAGGCTACTGAATCTCAGTAGCCTTTTTTATTTGAAGAAAGGGGTGAGAGAATGGCAGGAAATATTAAAGGTATTACGATTGAATTGCAAGGTAATGTGCAACCGCTAGAACAAGCTCTTAAAAAAGCAAATGCTGCTGCTAAAAGTACAGCAAGTGAAATGAGACAAGTGGATAAAGCTTTGAAGTTTAATCCTGCCAGCGTAGAATTAATCACTCAAAAACAAACTTTACTTTCAAAACAAATTGAAAATACAAAAGAAAAACTTACTACATTAAAGAATGCGCAAGCCGAAGTTGAAGCGCAATTTAAAGCAGGTAAGATTGGAGAAGAAAATTATCGTGCTTTTAAACGTGAGTTAGAAACAACAGAAAGCACATTAACTCATTACAAAACACAATTAACAAATCTTAATAAAGAACAAGAAAATCTTGGCAAGTCTACTGAAAGATTATCAAAATTCTTTTCTGCCACTGGCAAGGACATAGAAGCCTACAGACACGTTTTAGGAGACAAGCTGACTGATTCTATCAAGAATGGTAAAGCATCGAGTAAAGATATGGAACGTGCGTTAGAGTTGATGGCTAAAGAAGCTTCTAACGGTAAAGCTGATGTAAATGCTCTAAGAGACGCTTTGGATAAGCTAGACGATGGTGGAAGTATCCAAAATGTAAAAAAAGAATTAGCAGAAGTTGGAGAAGTATCAAAATCTTCTGCTGAAAAAACAAATAAAATTTTATCACAAGGTAATTTACAACAAGCCTCTCAAGTAGCTTCACAAGCTGGGCAATCAATGATTGAGTTTGGAAAGAGTACTCAAGAAGCATTCAAGAATGTAGATGCCGGATTCGACATCATCATCACTAAGACTGGAGCAACAACAGACGAAGCTTTAGACGGGTTAAAAAAAATCTATGACCAGTTAGCTGTAGATTTACCAGTAGATTCTTTTGAAAAAGTAGGGTCGGCTATAGGTGAAGTTAATACACAATTTGGACTTACTGACGATGCCTTAGAAGAAGCATCGAGAAGTATTATTCAATTTGCTGAAATTAACGATTCTGATATTACAGCGAGTACAATTAATGCTAAGAAAACAATAGAAGCATACGGCTTATCTGCTTCTGATTTATCAAGTACGTTAGATACAGTTACGTATGTTTCGCAAACGACAGGTGTATCCGTAGATGATTTATTCTCAAAAATGGTTTCAGGAGCTCCTCAAATCAAAGAATTAGGATTATCATTTGATGAAGCAGCAACGTTAATTGGTTCATTGGAGAAAGCTGGGGTTGATTCGGGAGCTGCTCTATCTAGTATGAGTAAAGCTGCTGTTGCTTATGCTAAAGATGGCAAAACATTGTCTCAAGGATTAGAAGAGACAATCGATAAAATAAAAAATGCTTCTAGTTCTACAGAAGCACTAACGGAAGCTTCGAATGTTTTTGGAAGCAAAGGCGCCGTTCGAATGGTAGAGGCTATTAAACGAGGGGCTTTCTCTCTTGAAAATCTATCAGGGACTGCAGAAGACGCAAGCGGTACAGTAGCACAAACGTTTGAAGCAACAATTGACCCTATCGATAAACAGCAACAGAAATTTAATGCTGTACAATTAGCATTAGCCGAAATTGGAGCTGCAATTGCTGAAGCTATTGCTCCTATCATGGATGCGCTGATTCCAATTCTGAAACAAATTGCAGAATGGTTTCAAAATTTACCTGGTCCAATTAAGCAATTTATAGTGGTGTTGGGAGGGGTTCTGGCAGTAGCGGCATTATTATCTCCAATTATAGTAGCGATAGCTATTGCTTTTACAACATTTGGCGCTGCCATGTTACCAGTGGTTGCTATTATTGGTGGAGTTGTCGCGGTTATTGCAATAGTAATTGCAGTGATTACTAATTTCGGATCTATCGTTGAATGGTTAGAAGGAATTTTCCCTGGACTAGGTTCCACAGTAGAAAGTGTTTGGAACGGAATCCAATCCGTCATTCAGACGGTTATAGGTGCTGTATCTGAATTTATTCAAAACATATTCGGAACATTAGTTTCATGGTGGGAAGCTAATAACGAACGTATTCAGCAAGTAGTTGAGACAGTTTGGAACGTTATCTCAACGATTATTCAAACAGTTCTAACGTTCTTAGCTCCATTCATCCAAGGAGTATTTGATGGTATTTCAATTTACATCCAAACAGTTTGGACTGTAATTACTACAGTTATTCAAGGAGCACTCGATGTAATTCTAGGAATTGTTCAAGCAGTCTTACAAATCTTGACAGGCGATTGGTCGGGAGCATGGGATACATTATCTAATGTAGTATCCACTGTGCTAGGAACTATATCATCAACGATTGAATCAATTATGGGTGGAATTGCTTCGACCATTTCTGGTATATGGGATGGAATTCTAGGCACGACTTCGAGCATTTGGGAAGGTATCAAGGGTGCTATTTCAAGCGCAATTGAAGGAGCATCTAATGCAGTTGGTTCAGCGATTGAAGCAATCAAGGGATTTTTCAATTTCCAAATTAGCTGGCCACATATTCCACTGCCTCACTTCAGCATTAGCGGTTCAGCAAATCCATTAGATTGGTTAAGTGGTGGATTACCAAGCATTGGCATCGAGTGGTATGCGAAAGGTGGTATCATGACAAAACCAACAATTTTCGGTCAAAACGGAAATAATTTGATGGTCGGAGGAGAAGCGGGGAAAGAAGCTATTCTTCCATTAAATGAACACACACTTTCAGGAATTGGGAAAGGTGTTGCAGCACACTTAGAAAATAACGGCGGAGTGAATGTTAATATTTATCCGCATGAATTGATAGTAAGAAATGATGAAGATGTACTTCAATTAGCAACTAAACTGGCAGAAGAAATCCTTAGAAAGATGAAGTTAAAAGAAAAACAAAATGAGAGAGCGAGAGGTGTGATTCTATGATTGGATTCGAAATGAGTATTAATCACGTTAAAAATACAGACTTACCAATTCGAGTTATAGTCGCAGAATATGAACGCCTCTTTTTCTCTGAAAGTAACAACTCTCTTCAAACAAGAGAAAACGGAAGTTCCTATTTTAAAAAGAATAACGAGAGAAAAGTTCAAGTAAAAAACTTTGAAATTCATGTTCATACAACCAAACAAACAGATTTAGACCATTTTAACCGTTGGATAATGCAAGAAAACGTTGAGTTTGAAGCAGATACATCATTAAAAAGAGTATATACTGCATTCAAATTCAACATAACCTCTATGACTAAGCAAGAAAATATATATGTGATTCAGTTGCAAGTAACGTTCTCATTCGAAGGGTTATCTAAAATTGAGAAGACTGCTACTAGAGGAACAAATAAAGGTCAAATCGTTTATACATTTGATAATCAAGGGGTGCTCCCAACAGCACCTCTTTTTAGCTTTACTTCAGGAGATAATTATAAGATGATTAGCTTCATCCATCCTAATGGCAAATATGTTCAATACGGTCATGAGACAGGAGAGGTAATTATTAAACCAAATGATGTAGTAACCTTTGATTTCAGAGCAAAAAAATTAACCATTAACGGTGAGACGAAATATGTAAATATGAGTAGTTCTTGGTTTGAGCTTAGTGTAGGTCAGACAGAGATTGGCATTTTAACTGAACCAAATAATAATATTAGCATGGATGCAAAATTTAAGGAGGCTTGGCAATGATTACTGTAACAGATAGAAAGTACAATAAAATTTGCCAACTTCACTTTGGTTCTATTGGAGAGTTAATCGCATACGATGACCTTTTTGAACAAGACTTAGATACAGGAATTGGTATTTATGAATTTAAAGTAGATAAGACTCATGACTCAATTGCTAATATAGTTGCAGGGTGCTATTTATTTGTGCCAGATGACGAAATCACTCGTTGTTTTGAAATTACACGTATTGAAGAAGATCATGATACAAAGATTATAATTGCAGAAGATGCAGGATTGGATTTGTTAGGAGAAACTGTTCCTCCTTTCAAATCAGAACAAACTCAAAAACTAGATTATTATGTTTCAAAATTCACCTTCGATTCAGGTTGGGAAATCGGTGTAAATGAGGTTGTAGATACTACTAGAAAGTTAGAGTTTGATCAGTATGATACAACTACAAAAAGATTACGTGCGCTAGCTAAGACATTTGACGCAGAGTTAGTATACAGTGTCGAAATGCTACACGATAAGCCTCACAGAAAATTAATCAACTTCTACAAGAAATATAATGCAGATAAAATTATACGGTTAGAATACGGAACAAATGTAACAAAAATCAAAAAAACTACTAATATTGAAAATTTAGCAACAGCTA